GAAGAGTGAAGGTGTCCGAGATCCAAGTATCAAAGCTGCTGGAATCACCACTAACATCACTGGATTCCATGCTAGCCGTGTGTATCTCGACGATCTTGTTGTACCTGGGAACGCATACACTGATGAAGGGCGCTCGAAGGTTGCATCGTTGTATTCACAACTGGCAAGTATTGAAACAACAGGGGCGCATGAGATCGTAGTCGGTACACGGTATCACCCTAGAGATCTGTATCAGACACTGATTGAAATGGAAGAAGAAGTGTTCGACGAGAACGGTGAGTTCTCTCACACTGACAGAGTGTACGAGGTGTTCCAAAGAGTAGTAGAGCAAGAGGGTGTGTTCCTCTGGCCCCGTGAGATGCGGCATGACGGTAAGTTGTTTGGTTTTGACCTGAAAGAATTAGCAAGAAAGAAAGCTAAGTACGTAGACACAACCCAGTTCTACGCACAGTACTACAATGATCCTAATGATCCAACAAGTAATAGAATAACTAGAGATAAGTTCCAGTACTTTGATTCTAAGTTCTTGACTAACGACAGAGGGTCTTGGTTTTTTAAGGATCGTAAGCTGAACATAGTTGCAGCAATGGACTTTGCTTTTAGCTTAAACAAGAAAGCAGACTACACGGCTATTGTAGTTATTGGTATTGATGCAGAAAACAGAATCTACGTACTAGATATTGATAGATTCAGAACAGATAAGATCAAGAGTTACTACGATGCCTTGCTTAATTTGCACATGAAGTGGGGCTTTAGAAAGATCCGATGTGAAGTATCAGTAGCTCAGAAAGTGCTGGTTAAGGAACTTAAAGATTCATATATTGTACCTAATGGACTTATGTTAAGCATTGATGAACATAATCCTACTAGACACTCTGGTTCTAAAGAAGAGCGTATCGCTGCTACATTAGAACCTAAGTATGATAACATGCAAATATGGCACCAAAAGAACGGCATGTGTACGTTACTTGAAGAAGAGTTAATGCTTGCTAGACCGCCGCATGATGATATCAAGGACGCGTTAACAGCAGCTATTGATATCGCAGTGGCACCTACAAGGAATACAAATAAACTACGCAAGAGCAATGTAGTGTTTGATTCCCGCTTCGGCGGTGTTGCATTTGCTGGCTGATAAGAGAACATTATGGCAGGTAAAGTAGCCCAGATTCAACAAGCCATTACCAAAGATAATCTCGCAGAGAGAGTGTCTGATCTCTGGCGTGAGTGGGACATGGCTCGTGCGGAGTGGAAACAGCAGAAGCGTGAACTGCGGAACTACGTTTTTGCTACGGATACCACTACTACTACTAACTCGCAGCTACCTTGGAAGAACAAAACCACGCTGCCTAAAATTTGTCAGATCCGAGATAACTTACACGCTAACTATAAGTCTGCTTTGTTTCCTAATGATAACTGGTTACGTTGGGAAGCGTATGATGCGGACTCTGCAACTAAAGCAAAGGCAGAAGTAATCCAAGCGTATATAGCTAATAAGCTACGTCAATTTAATTTTATTGATGTAGTAGACCAAATGATATATGATTATATTGATTACGGTACAGTATTTGCAGATTGTGAATACATTAAAGAATACCACGAGGTAGACGGTGAACTCGAAGTTATTAAACAAGGCCCTCGTGCTATACGTCGCAGCCCTTTGGATATTTGTATTAATCCGATTGCTCCTAGTATAGGTGAATCTCCTGAGATTACACGGTATATCAAGAGCATTGGTGAGATCGAAAAAGAGATCGAAGAGAATCCTAGTGCTGGATACTTAAAGTCTGCTCTTGACAGGATCAAAAAGAACAGAGAAGAGCTAGCTGCTTACCGGGATAGTGATATCGACAAAGCCTTTGGTATGCAGATCGACGGCTTTGGTACGTACTCCCAGTACCTTAAGACTGGTTGGGTAGAGATCCTTGAGTTCAAGGGTGATATGTACCTAGAGGCAGACCAGAAGTATCTGCGTAACCGTGTAGTTACAGTCATGGATCGTACTACAGTATTACGTGACGAGCCTATACCCACATGGTCTGGAGAGAAAACTAGTGTAGGTACTCAGTGGCGTAAGCGTCCTGATAACCTGTACGGCATGGGGCCTCTAGATAACTTAGTAGGTATGCAATACCGCATTGACCATTTAGAGAACATCAAGGCTGACCTGTTTGACCTGATTGCCCATCCTCCTCTTAAGATCCGAGGACAGGTTGAGGAGTTCGATTGGCAACCGTTTGCGCAGATTTTCTTAGGCGACGATGGAGACATTGAGACACTAAAGATTGATGCAACAGCTCTTACTGCTGATACACAGATTGCAATCCTTGAACAGAAAATGGAGGAATTCGCAGGAGCACCTCGACAAGCTGTAGGTATCCGCACTCCTGGGGAGAAGACAGCCTTCGAGGTAAATATCCTAGAGCAGAACAGCAGCAAGATGTTCCAAGAAAAAGTTGTACACTTTGAGATGTATATCTTGGAACCGCTGCTTAACAACATGCTTGAACTTGCACGAATGGAATTAGATGCTGCTGATATTATTCAGGTCATTGACACTGATGTAGGCATTCAGGATTTCATCAGCGTAACCCCTGCTGATATTCGTGCTAAAGGTAAAATCCGCCCAGTCGGAGCCCGACACTTTGCAGCTAGAGCACAAATGGTGCAGAACTACCAAGGGTTCCGTGCGATCTTCGGAGGTGATCCATCTGTTATGAATCACGTTAGCGGTAAGAAAGAGGCACAGATGTTTGAGGAGCTTCTTGGTTTCGCTAAGTACGAACTGGTACGAGATAACGTGCGCCTAGAAGAGCAAGCTGAAAGCATCAGACTGTCTCAGGAATACCAGCGTCAGTTACAAGAAGAGAGTATGACGCCTGCTAATGTTGATGAAGCTGCTGTGGAAGGTGGTGCGCTCTAATGGATGCTAGGTTCTTTAGAGAAGTCACGCCAGAGGCCAAGGAGCAGCTAAAGGCAAAGTTATTAACTGCGGACGAGGAGTTCATGTACGTCCGTGAGATTCTCAATAAACAAATTGAGAGCAAAAGATCTCGTTTGGAAAGCAGCAACATCGTTGAGAACGCTAACTGGCAAAACGAAGTAGCTACTCTCCTTGGAGAAATCCGTGCATTCAAGCACGTTGTTGCTTTACTAACCTTAGCTAAGGAGTAACTTATGTCGGAAACCACCGACTTGTTTGACGGCCAACAAGCCACGCCAGCGCCTGATCTATCTGAATGGATTGGAGAAGGCAAAAAGTACAAGACTCAAGAGGATGCTCTTAAGTCCGTACCGCATGCTCAGAAACATATTCAGAACTTAGAAGAGTCTTACTCTAGTTTGCAAGCAGAGTTAGAAGCTCTAAGAGCTGAAGCACAAAAGAGAGAAGGTATGGAAGAAGTACTTAAGAGACTAGAGCAAAGGGAATCACAGGCGACTGAGCCACAAGCTCAGGAATCGCAAGGCGCTCAGCCAAGTGTGGACCCAGCGAGCCTTGAAGAGCTTGTTGCATCTCGTGTACCGGAGCTGTTTAACCAGTACCAGACTCAGCAAAAGCAAGAGCAAAACCTTGCTTTGGTTCAGGATGAACTGCTGAAGAGGTTCGGTGATAAAGCAAAGGAAGCACTAGCAGGTAAAGCTCAAGAGTTAAACATCTCTGTGCAGGATCTTAAAGAGATGTCTATGAAGTCTCCGAAAGCTGTGCTTGCGTACTTTGGTTCTACGGGGAACCCTACCCGTCAGATGCAAAGTAGTGTTAACACAGATGGTATGAGTCAAGGTGTCTCTGAAGGCACTTGGAAGTACTATGAACAGTTGCGTAAAACCGATCCTAAAGCTTATTGGAGAGGTTCTACACAACAAAAACTTTTCAAAGATAGAGCCCGCCTTGGTGCGGATTTTTACAAATAAGGAGTAGGTTATGGCCGGTGGAATGACTACCGCTAACAGCGATCTCCTGATTCGCAGCGAACTGTACAGCGCCCAGCTTAAGGAAATCCTCGAAGATGAACTTATGGCTCAAGGCTATGTTGACTGGTTGACTGAGTTCCCCGATGGGACCACCTTCACGGTGCCTTCGGTTGGTCAAGCAACAACGCAAACAGTTGCTGAAGATCAGGCTATTAAGTACAGTGCTCTTGATACTGGTGAATTCCAGTTCACGATCACTGAGTACCTTGGTTCTGCACATTATGTGACGAAGAAGAATCTCCAAGATTCTTTCTACATGCAGCGTGTGATGAGCCAGTTTGCAGCTAAAGAGTCCCGTGCAATCATGGAAGTTCTGGAAGCAGACATCCTGAAAACACCGGGGCCAACAGCTTCTCAATCGGGTACGAATCAATCTGCCTCTAGCGCTAACCAAGTGAACGGGTACGATCACCGTTACATTGGTACAGGCTCTGGCGATACGATGGACCCTGCTGACTTTGCTTATGCAAAGCTGGCTCTCAAGAAGGCTAACGTTCCGCTGAACAACCTGATTGCTATCGTTGACCCCACTGTGGGCTATCAGCTTGAGACCCTCACGGGCCTCTCTGATGTGACCTACAACCCTCGTTGGGAAGGGATCATCGGCACAGGTCTGACCACAGGTATGCGCTTTATTCGTAACGTGTACGGCTTTGACGTTTACGAGAGCAACTACCTTGCCGCAGGTCTTGGCGAGACAATCACTCACGGCGGTGCTTCGAACAGCGTGACGAACGGGGTTCAAAACCTGTTCTTCTCTGCTGACTCGACTGTGCTCCCGATCATGGGTGCTTGGCGTCAAATGCCTGAGGTTGATGCGGAATTCAACAAAGACTTCCAGCGTGAGGAGTACGTTACTACTGCTCGTTGGGGTCTGAAGTTGTTCCGTCCTGAAAACATGGTCTGTGTCCTCACCGACACGACTGCTGTCTAAGGAGATACTAATGGCTGATTTCACAAACAAAGACGGTCTTACACGGCACTACGGTCCTCAGACTCCCCGTGATAAGGCTTATCAGGTTGTCTCTGTCGGTGGCGGGATCAAGCAGCTTGTCGTGGATTTCTCCTACGATGATCTGCCTGGGTTCGATGCAGATGCCGGGGGTGGTAGCACTCCTGACAGCTTCAGCGAAGCTATTCCGTTCATCCCTGCAGGGGCTACGATTATCGACGCAGTGTTCCTTGTCTGTGACGCATTCGCTGGTGGCACAAGCTACGTAGTGGGTACGTACACGAAGGCAGGTGCTGCTATCGACGCAGACGGTATCTTCACGGGTACTGCTCTCGCACTTGCCAACATCGACGCAGATGGTGACGTTGTGTCTCCTGACGGCGTTGACGTTGTGAAGACATCCGGTTCTTTTGATGGGCTGGCTGTTGATCCTGCAAACGATGCTTACCTTCGTGTTGCTGCTACAGGGAACTTCACTGACGGGCAAGCCCGTATGGTGATTACGTTCCTTGAGAAGAACACGCTTTAAGTGTTAGGTGATGGCCCCCTTCGGGGGGCCTGATCCTCTGGAGGAACTATGCCTCTTAAGAAAGGTACGTCTAAGAAGACTATTAGTGCAAACATTAAACGAGAGATCAAGGCTGGTAAACCTCAGAAGCAAGCAGTAGCTATAGCTCTTGAGACAGCTCGTAGATCTAAGAGGAAAAAACGTGGCTAAGAGACCGGGACTGTACGCAAACATTCACGCTAAGCGTAAGCGTATCAAGGAAGGTTCTGGTGAGAAGATGCGGAAGCCTGGATCAAAAGGTGCGCCTACTGCTAAAGCATTCAAACAATCTGCTAAAACAGCTAAGAGGAAATAAAATGCCTAACATCTCAAGCTATGGTTCTGCAAACAAGAAGCCTGCCAAAAAGAAAACAGGCATGAACAAGCCTAACGTCCGTGGTGGCATGAGCCGTTCCACAATGGTATCTAAACCTAAGAGGAAGTAACTATGGAAGATATACTTGGTTTATTGGACGTAATCCCAACATGGTTCTTGGCTCTTGATGGGCTGCTGATTGCTTTGCTAGGTATTGCAGCACTCACACCTACAGACAAAGATGATGCTGTGCTTGCTCGGGCGAAGAACCTGTTTGATAAAGCAATGTCTTTGATTGTAAAGCCTAAGCAATGATTGAGCTTGGGCTTTTACTAGCTTTTGTGGGTCTGCTGTTCTATGCCTACAAGACAGGCTATGACTCAGGCTTCCATGCCAAAGAGTCTGAGGAGCTAAAGAAATATGCAGACAGTGTTACAAAGGGCATTAAAGCTAGGAACACTTACACTGACAACGCTGCTGTTCGTGACAGGGTGCAAGACCGTTTCACTGAATAACTACTGTGACCTATACACCCCTGTGTATTCACGAGAGACAGATCGTCAGGAACTAAGAGACAACATCAACAAGAACAACGCAGTGTGGCTAGAACTGTGCGAGAACGCTGATGGCTAAAATGACTGTACTAGACATGACTCAAGCTGTGTTGAACAGCATGGGGTCTGATGAAGTAAACAGTATCTCTGATACGCCAGAGGCTACTGACGTTGCGACTACAATTCGTGACGTTTACTTTAATATTATCCACAGTAAAGACTGGCCTCACCTGCGTGAGCTGATCCGTCCTACCTCTAGCAGTAACCCTGCTCGTCCTACACACATGAGTATTCAAGATAACATTCAGAAGCTACTGAATAACACTATGTACTATGACTCTAGGGACACAGTAGCTGGTGATCCTGAGTGGGTACTAATTAAGTATCTTGAGGTAGACGAGTTCCTGAAGCACACCATGCGTAGAGGTGATGCTCTTAGTGATGCAAACGTGCAGTCAGTGACTGACCCTAGTGGCTTTGTGTTCTACGTGTACAATGACAGAGCCCCTAAGTATTTCACATCTGTAGATGATGAGACACTGATCTTTGATGCGTTTAACAGTTCAGTAGAAGCTACCTTACAAACAAGCAAGACTCAAGTAGTAGCTTACAAAGAGCCTGTGTTTACTCTGAGTGATAACTTTATTCCTGATCTTCCTAGTAAGGTGTTTCCGTACCTGCTAGCTGAAGTAAAGTCTGTGTGCAGCATTGAGATCGCTCAAGTAGCTAATGCTAAGCAGGAGCAAACAAGCCGTGCTTACAAGGGATGGATGGCTCTTGAGAAATGGAGAACCCGTGGCGGTATTCGTAACCTGAATAACTTTGGGAGAAAGTAATGACCGAACAAGGTCTGGAGCTTGCATTAGATTATGAGTTCGAGGTAGGCGCAGCAACGCTGAAGCCAGAGAAAGTACCTCAGCTTAATATGTACACAGTAAAGGCTACAAAAGGATCTGTGCCAGATGTTTTGTCAGGAAGATATACGTCACTTCGTAGCCTTGGCAAAGCTGTGCAGGATTACATCGACTCCAAAGAAAAACGTGAAGAAACTCTTGAGATCAAACGACACCAAAGAAAACGAAGACAAGAAATCCAAGCGCACATAGACGCAAGAGCAGAGAAGGCAGAGACAGATGGCGAATCTTGAACACACAGCTCTAAGTAGTGCCCAGGTCCACGAGCCTAAGCACATCACTGGTGCTACTACATCGGACACAGGCAAGGTAATCACGCCTAGTAGCTCTGTGAATAACGTTAGTCAGCTTCGGTATCTGAATCTTGACGAGATCAACACTGACGGATACCGCAGTAAGTCTACAGGCTGGGCTCATTACTTTGACAGCACGTATACCAGTGGCTCTAAGCTAGCTTTGTCTGCTGGTGTACGTACAAAAATCACTATTGATGGTCTTGGTGCAGGCACTGACGCTACTAACGTAGCTGATGGAGATACGAATTACTGGAATACCAGCACAAACAAGATCACACCTGCTGCTCTTGATGATGTTTACGAGGTGACGTTCCGATTTAAGGCAGATACCACGGCATCTAAGCCGTATTTTGACCTTGAGTTCGATGTTGGTGGTGGTGTGGGTGTGGTTTCTGCTGTGACTGCAGAGGTAATCAAGGGCTCCAGTGCTTTGAATCGTTTTGATTTTACCTCTAGCTTCCACACTAGTTCTATTTTTCTAGCTAACGGTGCTGAATTGTACTTTAACTCTAGTGCAACGATTAATGTTTACGACATGAACATCATGATTACCAAGCTGCATCAAGCAGGATAAAACATGGCTAGAGTTGCCCAAGAATACCAGCAGTTTAATTTCTCTAAAGGCAAGATCACTGAGGCTACACCTCTGAGCTTCCCTGAGAATGCTGCTCTTGAGTTAGATAACATGGATCTGCGCAAGGATGGCAGCATTCGTCGTCGTCTTGGGGTAGATTTAGAGGCTAATTACAATCCGTATTACACCTTTGATAAGGTTGATTTTGCAACAGACGGTGTTAATAACTTTCTGTGGAAATCTGTAGGTGGTGTAGGTGGTAGAGACTTCGTAGTTGTACAGATTGGCTTTAAGTTGTTCTGTTTTGACGCTACAGCAGACAGCTTATCTGATAACTACATCAGTACTGCACCTATTGACCTGAGCAGCTTTACTCTTCCTGGCGCAGTGGGTGACAAAGAGCTGAACTTTTCTTCTGGTAACGGGTATCTGTTCGTAGTAGGAGAAGAGATTGAACCTTTGTACATTGAGTTCAATGAAAGCACGAACACTTTTACTAGCACAAAGATCAACATTCAGATCAGAGACTTTGATGGGGTAGAAGACGCACTAGCTATTGACCAGCGTCCTACATTCTTGACTGCTACGCATCGTTATAACCTTAAGAACCAAGGTTGGCCTAACAGCTTTAGCTGCTTCCAGCTAGAGAATGGTGACTCTGCACCTATTGTTACTGATCCTATTCAGCATACCTACAACAAACTGAGCTTTTACCCTAGTAACGCAGATATTATTCACCTAGCTAAAAGCACAGCTAGTAACTTTATTGAAGGTATTGGTTCCTATAGCCCTTGGTTCCTTCGTAAGCTGAATGTAGGTAACACCAGAGCACCTCGTGGTAGATTTATTCTTGATGCTTTTGTGCGTAACCGTACTGCTGCATCTGGGGTGTCTGGTATTCCCACAGTTACCTATAACAGCAGACCCAGTGCCACAGCTTTCTTTGCTGGCAGGGTGTTTTATGCTGGCATGACTGATAATGATCTTGTGGGTACGATTTATTTTTCTCAGTTACTCACAGATATAAACAGAGCAGGGAACTGCTACCAAGAACAAGATCCTACAGCAGAGCAGCTTAACAGTCTTCTAGCTACAGATGGCGGAGCTATTGAGATCCCTGATGTGGGCAGGATCTACAAGCTGATTCCTTTTGAAAGAGGGATCGTTGTAGTTGCGGACAACGGTGTGTGGGAGATCGTTAGCTCTGACACCACAGGCTTTACAGCTAGTAGCTTCTTTATCCGGTTCGTGACTAACACAGGTGCTATTGCTCCTGGCACTATCACAGCTATTGAAGGTGGGGTGTCGTACTGGGCAGACTCTGGTATTTATTTACTATCTCCTGACGAAACCACAGGCACACTGAGTGCTACTAACCTTACTCTGAATACAATCCAGACAGATTACCTAGCTATTCCTGAGAGTTCTCGGCTTTATGCCAGAGGATTTTATGATGCTGAGACTAACAAGTTGATCTGGCTGTACAAAGAAGATTTAACTAAGAT